GGCGAAGTGCATTATCAACCGTGCGGTGGTCTCGGCGGGGACGGTCCCGGCCTCGACCAGCGGCACCATCCTTGGCGTGTTGCAGAAGTACGATGCGTCGGCTGACGCGGCGGTCGCGCTGACGGACAACATCGACCTTGAGGCGCTGACCGCGCATGAGGGGACGGCGGTGACGCTGCTCACCACGCTCACCGACGCGCAGAAGCTGCTGGACACGGGGGACACCGTGCGCTTTGTTGTCACCACGAACAACACGGTGACGACGGCAGCGGTCGATCTGGTGGTGAACGTCGAGCTGCTGGTCCAGAGCTGATGACTGATTCGGTGGTGCTAAACCATCGGGGGCATCCGGAGCCGTCGTCCGAGATTCAGCGACGGCTCCGGCTTGTTCATCCCCGCCTTGAGCTTCGCTATGTAGATTCCGTGGATGCCCACTGGGCGATCTGCTTGCGCTGGACGGAGAACGACCGGCGCTGGTCGATGATCCAGTCCAACGAGATTGACCCCAATCGGAGTATCGACATTATCGGCTACTTGCCGATGCACTGCTCCCCGGACGAAGCGCCAGCCTACCTCGAAAAGTCGATGCGGGAATATCCGGCAGACGAGGTCCGCAACATGGTGCGCGACATGGGGCAGTACAACAGTGTGGCGCCCGTGCAACAGGCAATGGAAGAAGCAATGGCCGAGGTGCTGGATTCTCCAAATCCGACCGCCCAGCCGAAGCGCCGTGGCCGTCCCCCTAAAGTTCGATAGGATACGCTTATGCCCACCGTGACCCGAGCGCAGTTGGTTGAACAGACCCGCGAGTACATGGATGCGGTCGGGTCCACGCGGTGGACTGACAGCTTCATCCAGACCGTTCTCGCGCAGGTGTATGACGAGGAGTGGTCGAATATCCTCAACGCCGCGCCGTATTACACGTTTCAGCAGCTCACGTTGACCACGGATGCCAACGGGCAGATTCCGTTCAGCAGCCTGAACACGGGCAGTGGTGACGCCGAGCGCAACTTCTATCGCGTCTTGTCGGTCTCGGACGGCAACGTCCTGTACAACGAGACGACCTTCCAGTACGTCCCGCTGGCCACGACCACCAATTATCTGCCGACGTATCCGCGCCTGTATTACATGGTCGGGACGAACGTGCAGGTGCTTCCGGTGGCCTCCGGTACGTCGTTGTATATCGCCGTGAACTACAAGCCCACGGCCCTAAACGACCTGTCCTCGGACAGTGCCACGATTGACTTCCCTGACAACAATCAAGGGATCATCACCGCCAGCGCCGCGGCCAAGCTCTTGCTCAAGGGTGGCGCGGAAGTGGCCGCAGCAAACAACTTCCGCAACTTGGCCAACGAAGAGCGCCAGTCGATGCTGGACGATCTGCGCCGTCGCACGATCAATCCGACGCGCATGGCGTACCCCGACCAGAAGTATGACTGGAGCGGCGGCTAATGGCGGCAGGAGATCGCGTACTCGACGCCCAGCCACGCTTTGACGGGGGACTGAACAGCGTTTCTGATGATGCGGCGTTGCTGGACAATCAAGTCCGTACCGCTGCCAATGCGCGACTGACTGACTACGGCGCGATCAGCAAGCGCGGGGGAACGCGGCGGACCGCTGCGGCCCTTGCCGCGCAGCCGGTCACGGGCGGCTACACATGGACGAAGGACGACGGCACCGTCTCCGTCTTGGCGGTCTGCAACGGCAAGCTCTTTACGTCGGCGTTCAACCCGACGACATGGACATGGACAGAGCAGACGGGGACACTGGCGTCTGCCACCACCTCGTACTTTGCCAACTTCCGTGACGGGAGCGGCAACGATGTGGTGTACATCGCTGACGGGGGACCGCTCAACAAGTGGAGCGGATCAGCCCTGTCCACCAATTTGGCCGGAACGCCGGATGCGGCAGCGATTGCCGTGTACAACGAACGGCTCTGGTCGTGCGGCGACCCGGACTATCCCGACAGCATCTTCTATTCGGCGCTCAACAACGGCGATACGCTGGGCGTTGGCGCATCGGACGGTGGGCAGATTGTCATTCGCACGTTTGGCAACGAAGCGATTGTCGGGCTGGCGTCGATCAACACCTCGCTGCTGATCTTCCACAAGCGCGGTATTTCGCGGCTGACTGGC